CCTCTGGACCTCCCAGGACCGTGGACCTCGTGGACCTCGTCTTTTACGAAGGCTTTTAATTTGAGTCTGTCATTGGTTTTTCGGCAGCAGCAACTCGAGGAACAGCACAAACTTACCAGCAACGGTGCGGAATCTCTTGGATTGTTTGGTGGTTCCAGATTTATACAGTTCGGTTAATCTGCTGTGGAGCGTTCCCCTGCAGCCTGGACTGTCGGTCCAATCAGAGATCGGGCAACCAGCACAGGAATGGCGGTAGAATTCCACGCAGAGATGACAGTCAAGAACTCCGATGCTTTCTCCTGGTGCGGCGGTGCCGTCGCGGTGCCGCCCCCAGTGGGCGATCGATGACTTGAGGGCAATCAGTGCTTTGTTTTTCATGATGGTTTTTAATTTAAGCTACCTTCCAACCGCTTTTCATTTTACGTTCCCAGTTTCCGTGGTGGAAACGCATTTCTTTTCCGCGTGATTTCGGCTGCGGGATCGACAGCTTTTCGGTTGCGATCGGTTGCGTGCTGCCGCCGTTGATCAATCGATACAACCTGGTGTCGAGGTTCGGTCCCGCCACGTAATAGGTGCCCCCTCCAGAGTGGACCATCTGCGCTCCAATCGGGAAATGCAGGCCCTCCGCTTCAGACTCAGTGCAGGGGCGAATGTTCCAAAACAGAATTGTTTTGATCGGTTCAGAATCGGCATCACATTCAAATCGAATGCAAAGATGACCGTTTTTAAGCTGCAGCGTTTCTCTCATGATGGTTTTTAATTTAAGGTTCAGTTCTGGTGCCGGCTCTTGAATTTCGTGATGTTCTAGGTTTCGATCGTGATCCCGAGGAGCTTCAGCTCTGCGGAAGTTAATTTGAGCCGAGCGATCAGGGAGGTGCGCTCGTTATCCATGTTCTTTTTCTCGAGACCTTCCATGACATGTTTCTTTTCCGCTTCCACCCACTTGATGATTCTGAGGCAGTCCCTGCGCTCCCCTGGATTCACTGGGAACACGCGCTGGAGAACGAAGTCATCCCTGTAGCACATCCGCTGCGCGAGAGTATCGGAGGCTGCGAGGAGGTGCTGGTAGGATTTCGATGCTCTTTTGGCGGTGGCGATTATTACTTCCCAGGCTGAGTCAAATGTCGGTTCTGTTTTCATTTTATTATTCTGTTTTTTGTTTAATCGGGATATTCCGAGATCACTCGCCCAGGTTCAGCGGGTGCGTCTCCAAATACTTTTCAGCTTCAGCGTGGCCGGATTCTTCGCCGCCGCTCTCGATTTCTGCGAGCTCAGAATCTGATAATTGGCGGGACCATCCGGACCACTGGTCGTCAGCTTCTGTCATGTTTGAGCATCCGGTCGATTCGCCGAATGCACGGATAAATGCCTGTCTCTGTTCTGCGGTTTTGGTTTCAGTGCTTGTCATGATGTTTTAGGTTTTGATGGTTGATATTAGGCTGTGGCGAGAGTGCGCTCTTTCAGATCCTCGGCCCACTGGGTAGCGAGCATGGACGAGAAACCGTCGCGGATTAGAGCGGATCGGATCTCTCGGGTTGTGAATTGGTTGGCTTGTTTCCGGGCAGTGATGAGTTTGCCTGTTCGGATGTTTTCGATGAGTTGTTCAATCGTGTTCATGAGACGAATATGCATCATCATGCACAGTAGGTCAAATGTTTTTTTAATTTATTTTCAAGCTGATGATCTCGCTCCCGATTCGGTGGATCAGGAGCCCGGTTCCGAGCTGCGGCTGGATCCGCTTCCCGGGGTCCGTGGACAGCCATCGCTCGAAGTTCTCCCTGCAGGTAGTCGTGCCGGTCAAGATGTCGAATTGTCGTTTGATTCGGGTGATCGTTCCTCTGTTCGCCGCTGCGAATTCAATTATGGGCAGCAGGTAGTTGGCTGCGGCGTCGGATATGATTTTGTTTTTCATTTTAGGCTCTGAACATCATTGGCCAGAAGGCCGGGTGGACTGTTGTGGTTCTGGTCTCGCCATCGAACACCAGCACCGGGTTCCGCTGGATCCGGTCACCCCGTCTGGACCAGATATGCGGTTCAATGTCGATCCAGTCGACGATCGTTGCGAATCGGTCCCAGTATTTGATCCGCGACCTGGTCGGCAGATCCTGCATTTCCTCGGCAGTCATGCTAGTATGCGTTCCAGACCAACAGTAGTGAGGCCAAAAACAGCGTGTAGGCAACGGCTGGACCTGACTTTTCAATTATTGATTTTATCATTTTCTATTCGTTTTTATTCGTTCTTTTCCGATGTGTATTTGTATCCGACGAGATCAATTTGTAACATTAATAGTCGGGAGTCAAACGGTTTTTTAAATTATTTTCACCAGGCCCTCGGATCCCCGACCGGCTCCAGCGGCACAGGTCCGGTTACCAGGTTGCCGTGGACCTGCCTGGACCGTGGACCTGAGTTTAAACAGGGACTGGACCTCTGGGCATAAAAAACCCACACGGGTCTCATCCCATGTGGGTCGCTGGCTAGCTGACTCAACCTACCTGCTGATTGCCTCTTTAAGGCGTCGCTTCCTCAGTTCCATCTGTCTGGACCTTTCGACCTTTCTGGTCGCTTCCGTGCCCTCCAGGGTCCACTCACGGTGCTTTCTCTTCTTCGCCTCGTGATCCACTATTTCGGGTGGATCGCTCCCGCCCCCAGGATAGGACATCGATCCATCGGCGATTCCTTTCGCGACAATCTCCCGACATTCCTTGGCCGTCAGTCCGTTGGCAAACACAGTATCCATATTTTTAAACCTTTGCTCTTCGTTTTTCCAGACGTTTCCGATCCTCTGCACGGCACCGAGCCAGATAGTCCTCTGGACTGATCCCCAGAGACCTCGCCCTCGTGATGGTCTTCGATTCCATGAGCCGCACCGGCTCCGGTTTCCTGCGGTTCTCCGGATAGGACATGACCCCCGAGGCGACGGCACGCTCGACCACCGCTCTCCACTCAGCAGGTGTGGACCCACCGTAGAGCTGCTTTTCGTTGATTCTGGTTACGAGTTCTTTTTGCATTTTCTTGTCAGTTTTTTGGTTTTGCCATCAAATCATTCGCAGATTTCGATTTCACCTCGAACGCAGCCTGCCAATCCCACGTTCCGATCGGCTCGAGCAACCCTGCCCATGATTCCTGGATTGATTTAACTGCCGTGTCGACGTTTGGAAAAGGATTTTCTCGACAACGCTTGTAGTCGTCGAAGATCACAACGCTCCCGACCCGCAGCATCGGCCATGCGAGCGCGAGATCCACCACCACATCGTTCGCGTGGTGCTGACCGTCCAGATACAGGAGATCGATCTTCCGATCCAGATTTTTGAACTCCCTGCTCAGATCGATCAACCCATCGACACTCGGTTTCTTGATCCATGTCCACTTCTCGCGCATGAACGATAGCCTGCTGACGGCTCTTTCCTGCACGGCCTCGAGATCGTGCTTCCGTTTGTCTCGTGGATATGGATCGATTCCGTATCCGCGACAGAACGGATGGCTTAAAAGATTCTGGCACACCCACTCCGCAGAGGCTCCGGCCCAGCAGCCAACCTCCACGTAGGTCAACCAATTGCGATCATTGATGTTCTTGTAATGCTGACACGATGCCTTGAATTCTTTGGAGTGCCGCCTGAACCAGTTATCCCATCCTTCAACAGTTTCTGGATTGATGTCTTTTAACTTCATTTCTGTTTCTTTGTTTCAGTTCTGCCACGAGACCTTTCTAAGATCTCCCTTTTCAAATACCATACAGCCTTTTCCAGATCTTCAACAGCATCAGGTTTAAGGTCTGCTCTCCAGATGTATTTCACCGCGTTGCCGAGGCAGAAATTCATGTGCTCGAAAATGTCGATGCACTCGTGTCCGCTTGGGTGTGATGTGTAATGTTCTGGGTGATGGACGGCCTCACCTGTTTTCTTACTGTTCACTCTTTATCCTTTTTGTTTTTTGATTTCTCAAGAGCTCTCAGCGGCAGCTTCTCCCTGTAGTGAGATTCACTGTACAGAGGGTCCCTGTCTGTCTTTCTGGTCGGCAGAAGAATTATTAACATCGCGATCAGTAACAGCAAAATGATCTCCGCGATCTTAAGATTAGCAATCATCTGGTCAGTCACTCTCCCTACTTTATTTCAGTCTTGAGCCATGCTCTGTTTCTTGCCCAGATCTTTGCCTTCTTCAGGGTTTTGAACTCACCTTTGACAAGGGTTCTTTTCGGTCTCTTGCTTTTGGCGCAATCCGAATCGTCCAGTATGTAAATCCTGATGACACTCATGATTCATCCTCCCAAGATAGATACAACCCGAGCATCACCAATCCAGCAGTGATCATTGGAGATGGATGTTTGGTTAAAAACTCTGCTGCAATCCCAAATGCAATCGAAATAATTCCGTTGATGCGTAAATAACGCTTCGATATCTTCATGGTTTCCCCTTCATCCGTTGCCGATGCCGGTGGCAATGATCCGCAGAGCAGTAGCCGCCGTTGTGATCGTGATAGAGTTTGCAACTAGGTAACAGGCATTGGGTTTTAGGTTTTGAACTGCGTCGTTTGAATGAATCGAAACCAGTTCCAACTGATAGACCCGCCATAGCTGCAATTAGTCTGTTGGTCAGCCTGTCATCTCGTTCATTGATGTGATCTATGAGTTCGTTCATGCCAGCTCCTTCTTCTCTCTGCGACGCGCCTCCGAACGATCCTTCGCAAGTTTTGCTGTTTTGGCCTTGTGGCACGGAACACAGAGCGTCTGATAGTTTTCAATTCCACACAGCCCACCGCCGTTCACGACCTCCAGGATATGATCCGCATCCCAGAATGTCTTGCGAGTTCGAGGGTCCGGCCAATCACCGACACTTTCGATTCTCAGTTTCGCGCAGACGGACTTTACGGCCCCGTAGAGCGTAAGGTCTATTGAGTTATCGGATCGCCGGAAACGCAACTCAGAACAGTTCGGTGCCCTGTTGGCCTTGTCCTTTTCCCAGGCCAGAACCTCTCTTCTCTTCTGCACCGTGTCGATCCCGCAGGCTCGGCAGATCCCATGGTCCCGTTCCCAGACCATATCCCGGACCCATGATCCGCTGAGTCGCAGCTTCGCCTCCTCGACGCACTTGGCTGAACAGAAGGTTTTTCTGCCTATCCCGACAGGTTCACGGCACCAGCGGCAGAGAGGCTTCCCGTTCTCGTCTTTCGGATAGGGTAGCCGCTGAACCCGTTTCGTGCTCACGCGCCCTCCTTCCGGACCTCGTCTTCAGGCCACACGAAAGGATCTGCCTTTCCTGTGAAAACCATCCACGACTCCTTGAAACGCTGTGAAATCGATCGGTGCTTCCAGTTAATCGGTCGTGCTGGCCACCATCCTTTCTTTCCGAGGTCACACCAAGTTCCTGACTGCTTTAGAGTGTGTAAATATACTATCATGATTTCTCCTTCCGGATCCGGATCCCGCAGCGGTCACCGTTGAGCTGCCGCCAGCCTGATTGCAGGAGGCGTCCGTAATCGTTCTGGACACCGTTTACGATGCACCAATATGTATTAGAGTAGGTCACGGAGGCAGTGGTATCGCTGTCTAGCCACCTCAGAACCGTCCCTGCCTGTGCCTCCATTCCCGTCCAGGGTCGGTAGTCCTCGATCGGACCGGGGATCACGATCGGAACGTGCAGTACAGCGTTCGGTTGTGTCGGGTCGGTCTTCTCGCCGGTCGACTTCTCGTCCCAGTAATCTCCAACCACTTCTTCCAGAACCGCGATCGACCTCCTCTGCTCAGCAATCTCCTGCCGTGCTATCGTGACCGCTGCCTTTTCCGCTTCGATCTCCGCGTCCCGGTCGGCAATCTGGTGCTTCAGATCGTCGATCTCCCTGATAGACGTCAGCCGTTCGCTTTCAGATATGACGGTCGATGCCGATGCCCCGTTTAGGGCGTTTATGATCTCTCTGCAATTGTAACACGGAAAGGTAATTACACATTTCAGAACGTGGTTGCAGAAGAGCCGCTGTTCTTCGTCGATGGTCCAGACATCCCGCACCTGCGTCTCGCTCCACGCCTGCAAATCTTCTGGGTTGATCTGGAAATCGAACAGCGACCAGTTTAAAAGCATCAAATCCGACCTCGTCACCTTCCACTTTTTGTGTTCATTAGGTCGTCGGTCGCTGTACTGAATCCGAAACTTCCGGCTCGCCAGTTCGACCTGGTGCCTGCCTTCCATCGTTGCTGTATCTGGTTGCTGGATCATTCTTTTTCTTCCTTAGAGGTTTTTTTCAGCCAATTAATAGAGTCGGGTTTCATCCAGTTTTCCTTGCACCCTTCCCAGTTACTATCAGTTCCGGTTCCGTATATTGAATCTCTCAGTTTCCTGACCGACTCTTCTGTTGTTTGATTTTCTTCTATCATGATCATCAGTGGTTGTTAAACAAATCGAGCTGTGAAGGTTTCGTCGCCGCCCCGTTGCGACTCAGGAACGTCTCGGCCAGAGACCTGTTGATCAACAGATAACCAAATATGGTCCTGCCCTTCGCTCCCGAGGCGGTGCTGCGCCGATACGAATCCGCTCGAGCGATCAACCCGGCGTTGACCAGTAGCCGGAACGCGCTGCCGATCGTGTTCCGGTCAGCATCGGCCAGGTCGGTGTGCTCCACCTGATCCGGAAAGAAACTTTCAGGGGATCCGATGGCGGTTTTGATAACCCGAACCGCAACACCCCGGATCGCGGGATTTTTAAATGCGATCTGCCGATCCTTGACCTGCTCCAGGTGATGGTCTATTTGGCTTCTGTTCATCATGATAGTTTAGTTGTGTAAATTGACCTGCTGCTGCCCGTAACTCCCAACGGCAAGGGCCTTGTCAGCCCGACAGCGGCAGTTAACCCGACTCTGAAGCAAACGCCGCAGAACGGTGCCCGAGGCGTCCAGCGATCCGGAGATCGAAGTTTTCATAACGCTCTCGTGGCCCTGTCGGAAATTGCAGAGCAGGGCGGGAATTGAACCCGCACGATGTAGCCTCATCCACCTGGTTCCAGCACGACTCGAACGTGCATTGCCACATCTGTTCATGACCGAGATACCTGCTCGGACTCTGCTCGAAAATTGAATCCCCATGCACGACATAGTTGGCCGGGAATCAGTCGCTCCACCTATCGTTTCGTCGCACATGAGGAAAGTGTTCATGTCTTATTGATCTTCGGCAGCAGCGACTTGAGGAACTTCAGCTCTCGCTTCGCCATGCTTTTGAACTCTTTGGATTCAATCCTGATTTCGTCTGGAAACGCATCGAACTCGTCATAAGGAGTACCCTTGCAACCTACCTCGGCTACCTTTTCGGAAACGGGGCATCCTTTGCAATTAGAATCCAAGAATAGTTTGCACAACGGACAACCTTCCGGTCCAAGAAAGTCGGTTTCCTTCGAGGTTCCAGTTGCGAATCGTTCCCACTTCTGGATCGACTTAGTCAACGCATTGAGTGTTTTTTTGTTCATTGATTCCCTCCAAGCTTCGCACTCGCGTTACGTCCGATCAGTCTGTTGATGCAGTTGTTTGCCTGGAAATAAATGGGGTCTCGATCACAGATGGATCCAACCTCACACTCTTGAACGAATTCAATAGATTGCCCCATCTCGCTAGCCAGATCCTCAACCGTAATGTCATTTATTTCTCGGCGTAGTTTAAGTGATTTACCGCTGTTCATTGCCGCATCCTTTCGATGATCGGCCCCAGGTTCGCCGGTGAGTAGCTCGGCCCTTTGATCCATTTGCCATTCTCGGATCGGTGACCGTCAATGAACTTGGTCATGTTTGATCTGTGGATTTCCTCAAATATGGGTTCGATCTCGAGGCCGTGCGACACCGCTGCGCCGAGCACAACGTAGAGCATGTCACCGATCGCATCCGCGATCTCCACGATGTCCTCCGCACGCCAGTATTCGCGCAGTTCCTCGTTTATTAAAGCAAACCGCAACTGCCGGACCATCTCCGTTGATTCCGTGGGTTCGGAGGGCGTTGCCTGTCCTGCCAGTTTTGTAAACTCTTTGACTTTTTGTTGTGCTGTTTTCATACTTCTTCAATCGTTCCTCGTTTACATGCGTGCGGTTCAAACTCTCCGTCTCCAGACTCATGGAAGTATAAATCCGACGCTGCCTTGCATTCCATGTGCAACCGATGGTCTTGGAAGTCGCCATCGAACTTACTGGATTCGTGGACGTGCTTTTCTCCCTTCAGGATATTCTCCGGGCACCAGATGCAGCGGTAGTCTTTCCGTGCCACTGGGTGAGTTTCGGATAATAGTTGGTAGCTCACACCCCCTCCTTACGGACGCCGCAGCGGTCGCCGTTGAGCTGCCGCCAGCCGGAGCATAAGATGCCGTTGTAATCGACTGGTCGCCCCATAATGTTTACGTCGGATGGACCGACGTGAGTCACCAGAACAGTCACCGCGGACTTGACCCACTTCAACACAGTCCCAGCCTTCACGTCCTCCATCGTCCACGGTCGGTAGTCCTCGGCCGGTCCGGGGGTGACGGTCGCTCTCTCGATCTTCAGATCACCATAGCTTGCGATGACGGTTGCCGGTTCCTTCTTCTCGTCCCAGTCCTGTGCGGTGACGGGTGCCGGTTCCTTGTTGCACATCTCACGCAACCGATTCGTCAGCCGGGTCACCTCTGCCTCCAGCTCGGCGTTAACACGGTCAGACTCGTCCAGTTTCGCGTTGAGAATGCCGATCATTTTGTCCCGATCTGCAATGTAATAATCTTTGTCAGTGAGCTGATTTGTGATCCATGTTCTTTTCCGAATGAGATCAGCCTTGTCCGTTTGCAGGTCTTCGATTTCATCGAGAAAATGCTTGATCGACTCATCTTTGTCGGCGAGTTGGCGTTTGAGGTCTGCGTTCTCCCTTGTCAGCTTCGTGCATTCTTCGCTCCATGCTCGGGACACTGTGGCGCGTGTTTCACGATCCCTGTTCATGTCTGCGAGCGTAGCGCAGAGCTTCGCCGTGTCTGCTTCTGTTGTATAACCCGTAAGCCAAACCGCTTTCAAGCATTTCCCGACTGTGTTGCCAGTTGCGTCTTTCTGCGGAAGGTTGCGGATCTCGACCCACCCACGTTTGACAGCCTCATCCATTACTGATCGAGCCATCGTTGACTTTACGTACGTCTCTTTGCACTGGCGTTTGAGCGTTTCGATCGTCGCTTTCAGTTTTCGTGATTCATTGGTCCACGCTTTAACAGTCACCCCGTAAGAAGATAGCTGACTTTTTAACCCGTTGATCTCCTTGTTATACGTCAGCCGTTCGCTTTCAGCCATGTCCGCTGCCGGTGCCCCGTTGAGTGCGGTGAGTAACGTCTTTACGCTGTCGTCTTGCCACGGTGTAAAAGTCCCTTTGCAACGACCATTAACACATAGCTTGCTAAGGTTGCTAAACGTCCACACGTCCCGCACCTGCGTCTCGGACCACGCCGCGAGGTCGTCGGGGTTGATCCGGTGGTCGTAATCTTCCCAATCAAAATTCATACCCGTGAAATCAGGGTAGTCCTCCCATTCGGTAGATTCGTCTGATCTGCGTTGAGTCAGAAACTTCAGGCTCGCACGCTCGACGGCGTGGCGTCCGTCCATCGTGGCTGTGTCTGGTTGCTGGATCATTCGACCTCCTTCAGGTGGTGAATGGTTCTGCCGGGTATGCTACTTTGATATTGAACCGCTGACCCGTGGACTACGAAAAAGTGGAAGGTTTTGCCATCTAGCACCGCCCACGATTCCAGCGGTTCCGGCTTCACACGCAACTTACAGAGCGGATGAAAGGTTGGGCATTCAGTGGTTACCCATTTTTCCATGTCTGCACTGAAAAGCTGAATTTCCTTGCCGTCACAGAATGCGTTGAATGCCTCACGCACCGCTATTGCTTGTTCTCGTATCATATAGTTTCTTTCGGATTTAATCTTTTGATCGCCATTTCAAACTCGTCACCGGCCAGGGTTCGCATTCCAATTACCAATGATTTCTTCATCCCGTCACCGGCTCCATCGTGGTCCCCTCTGTTGACCGCCCGTGCGATCTCGAGCCAGACCAGCTCATCTTCCCTCTGCGTCATAGCAGCGAATCAAGAATTGCATTCGCCTTGTCAAACCGATGCTGCTGCGATTCCCTGATTCCCCGTTCCATTTCAGACACGACACCCTCTCTGCAGTTCATCATCTCGGATAGCTTGCGTTGACTGATTCCGGTCCGCTTGCGTTTGTATAGGAGGATTTTACCTTTTTTCACGCATGACCTCCACGGTTAAGGTTTTCTTCCCAAACTTCACCGCCGCCTCGTGAGACTCAAAGAACAGATCGATCCGATGATCATACGCTGCGGATAACCGATCCTGCACGATCCGTTGCCCGACCCCCTGGATCCGGATCTTGGTTCCGAACGGGATCGACCTCGGGGCCGCGACGGTCACCCCTTCCTTGGCCCGGACACCCGAGGCGGTGATTCCGTCGCCCCTTCGGGTACAGATTGGGGAGCAGCGGCAAAAAGCACTAACCTCGAACAAAATCCCGACCCCATCTCGTTTTGACTCTTTTTCGGATCGCGGTTTCTGTGTTGAGTCGGCTCCCCCCCACGCTTGCTGTTTCTTCATCGTAATGGTGTCTTGTGTGCTCAGAGTTGGAGCTAAATAAGGCAAGGTTGTCTGGCCGGTTGTCTGTTTTGTTTCCGTTGATGTGATGGACACATTCTCCATCACGCAAGTCACGCCCAATGCTCCGCTCAACCAAAACGCGATGGAGCAATACATAGCCTTTCCCCTTTGGAGCGTCCCTATGTCCGTGAATTTTAATGTAGATGTATCCGTTTGTGCTGATGTATTCGTGACCTTCTCCCTTTGATTTTGCGTGTTCATATCTGCAGTTCTTTGAGCAAAACAGTTTTTTTCTTTTTTTATTGAGACTAAAAACATTTGAGCAGTGCAAGCAACCCTTGTTGTAATATTTGGCAGCGTGACCCTTTGCGTAACAGACCCGAGAGCAGTATTTTATAGGACCGACGTCCTTTCTTTTCCTTCTTTTCAGCATACCCTCCGTAAACACGTTATTGCATACAATGCACGTTTTTACAGAAATTGAATTCGCTTGGTTGTGTTTCATACTGCGAATGTAGTAGGTGCTGCGGAGGTGTCAACATTTCACACACCATCCTTAATAGCCACAACACTCTCAATGCAGACCCCACCGGACACCCCTTCAACCATGACCATGACCGAGTGTCCTCCCATGACCCACGCTGCCGATCGTGTTTTCGTAGGGTTTCCTTCCTCCAGTGGATCAATGATTTTGTATCGCATCACCGGAGTTCCGACCGGATGTTTCGCGTTGAAATCCGACGCCGTTTTTTCGAGCTGCTTGATGTTTGGTGTTTTCATATCTCGTTTCATGACCCGATGTTCCTCTAGACCTTTGTCCCGAGCGACCACCCGGCCCAGTTCCGGACCCCGCAGATCACGTTCGCGTTCATGTCAACGACCTCCAGCCAGCTGTCCTGGCAGTCCACCTCCTTCAGGGCCGCGACCCGGATACCGGCTCCCGCGACATCCAGGAGCCCGGTGCTGGTCGCGATCACGATCCTGCCCCTCTGGACCTCTGACGGCGCAGGAAGCTTTTTGTTTTGATTCATGATTGCTGGCATGTTCGGAATGTTTTTCTGCATAATTTCTGGCGTGTTTTTCTGCATGTCCTGTTTTAGCCTAAAGCTACATTCCCGTGCAAGACTTTTTTTAAAAAAGTTTCAATCCGTCTACTCCTTGGAATCCGGATCCACGGAATCAACCGGGGATCCGCTGCTGAACAGTGACCGAAAGCGTGACCGGAAGCGTCCCAGGAGGCTCGCAATCACCCCTCTGAGACGCTCAGACCATTTCCTGCCATGACCGCAGCCCAGGACCGTCACGGGCCTGCCTAGTGCCGCTGCGCTGGTTTCTGGGAGTGTTTCTCGATCCTGCACCTTAATCGTTTTTTAGGTTTCTCATGATGTTATCAATCCCAGTCACAAGATTCGCAGAAACCTTCGTCACCATGTTTGTTATGCTCACTGAAATCTCTTCCTTGGTCGCCTTCGCTTTATCTTTCGATTCAGCGATTATTTTGTCTCGGTATTCTATTTCATTGATCAGATCTTTAACACTTATTTTGAGAGCAGATATTTCTTCCAAATCCCTTGCGGCGTCTGCCTTCAGTGAGTTTATAGATCCACCCTGGTATTCTCTATCTTTTTTGTTTTGCTCTTTCGTTTCCTGCAGCTCTTTGATTATTCCGTCACGAACCATCAGTCTGTTCCGCAACTCAGCAATGGTCGTTTCGTTCTGGCTCAACGAAATGTTACAATCACTGTGAGTATCTGGCTTGACCTTGACTTCAAACGGATGCGTCACATAGGAGTTGTTTTTCAAAAGTTGGACACCGGAAATGGTTGTCCTCACATACTCCGAGCTCGAAAGTTTGCCACTCGGATGCATTGCCGCAAACGTGTTTCCGTTAACAACGGTTTCTCTGTTATTTCTAGTCCGAACACAGTAATGCTCTTCTGTTTTCTGTGTCATCTTGTTGAAGAACGGATCTGACAACTGAATGTTGCAGCCCTCGATCTTAACATCATTGCTGGCACCCTGCAGGTTGATCCCTTGCGAGCAATTCGTTACCGTGAGGTTTCTTATGACCCCACGATACAAAGATCCGGTGTCGAAGTTGAAAGCTGTCTTGCAGTTTTCAGCCTTGTTAGAATCAAACACCACATTGTCCGATTCAGCACACCCGTAGGCGATGGCCCCCGGGTCGGCGACGCGGCACCCATGGATCAGACACGATATCGTATCTCTGACATTCATTCCAAACCGATCTCCAGCGGACGGCTGGGATGTTTTGCAGAAAATGTCCGTCGCATAGCCACCGTTCAGATAATAGCCAGCCCCAACATCGCAGTCCCGGATCTCAATCTGGGGATTCGGTTCCAAGGCTAAATGTGCCAATGCTGGGGTGTATTTCTCGGCAGGGCTTCCTCCGTTCCACGTTTCGAGCCGCAGCGGAAACGTCTCCCAGCCTTCCTTGTGCAACAATCCGTCGGCACCGTGACCGATCACAGAACACTTTTCAACCTTCCCTCTCCAGGCCCTGACCGACACCGGAGCGATCTTATACGATCCTTCGTTGTGCCCGATGGCCTTGTCGTTCCCTGGCCAATTTCCGTCGAGAGACAAGCCATACAGGAAAAAGCTTGATACCCATTCGATCGAAGAAAAGATGTGGGCTATATGATAGCCCGGAAGTGCGTTCAACACTATGTAGGAAGAACCAGGATCGGTTGCCACGAATTCAATTTTGATTCCCGGCCTAAGCTGTATTCCTGACGTGGGATAAACCCCCGGGAACAATGAAATGAACATCCCACCAAGATACTGACCGTCAAACCTCAAGACCTCTCTGAGATCCTTAAACCTGTATGGACGATCCTCCGTTCCATCTGCCGTATACGGAACCGAGCTTCTGTAAGGGGCAACAAAAACCCTGTTTGCTTTTCCCGCAACGTCTGGTGTGAGCTCTGGCAGTAGAGTCTTCATTCTGCTTTGCTTTCTGGAGCCATCGCCTTCAATTGCTCGATCTGTTGATCCGTCAGTTCAGCCATCGGACCACCGTTTCGGCCAACAGAAAGCTGGACGACAATCGATGAAGGCTTCACATGAACGCCATACTGATCCATGATCGCCATCGCCTGCTTGACCTTCACCCCAGCTTTTCCGAGCCGCGCAATCGAAAGGCACACAGACTGCCCAAAGATTTTTACGCGGGTGCTTTTGCTTTTTGCCTTCTTTTGGACTCTGATTACTTCTTCACTCATAATTTTGATCGTTCGTTGTTTTGGCTAAGTTAATTTTCGCCACCCGCAATATATGCATGAAGCTAAACCGGATGCAAGGTTTTTTAATCCAGCTTTTTGTCCTGCAGACTTTCGATCGCTCTCATCATTTCCTCCGTGATCGGAACCTTTTTCTTTGCAGATTCCCTTCTGTTGATTGTGCCGATCCAGAGTCCCAGTGAGTTCGCGACCTCCTGTTGCGTGCCTTTGATCTTCCGGACCTCACGATACCGGGCGTTTGTGTTTTTGTTGTTAGCCTTCAATTTTCCTCTCGATCTTTACCATCACGCCCTGCTCTCCTGTGGTGATCTGTTGCGAGTATTCCCAGCAGATCCTCGGATCCGCATCATCGATCCCCAGGTCTCTGGCGATTGCATCTGTCAAAGCTTTCATCGAGTAAGCGACCGCGTCGTGTCCATCAAGAAGCTTTTTCCGCATGGATGTAAGCGTGACGAGGACGACCATGCTGCCCTTGCGGCTTTTGTGCTTCGCAGGACCACGGTCCAGTGCGCGTACCGGAGCCGGTTCGGAGCTGTCGGGAGCCACCGGACCCAAAAGGTCTGGGCCTCCGTTTTTTTTCGGCTTCGAGAACGATCCGTCGTCGTTTTCGATCCATCCTGTTTCTTTGAGTTTTTTAACGAGCCCATCATTTGCCATTTAAAAACCTGTTGTTTTTATTTTCATAGCTTCATAGTGTATCGCGACAAGGGGTTGTTGCAAAGGTTATTTTTCGTTGTTCCATTTGCCTGGTTGACAAATTAATCCAATTTTGCGTGCAGATTTTGGATTCGCATGAATCCATGCGTGACCGGATCTCGAGACCCCGACCCAGTATCGTTTATCGAGCAGCAGAGCCCCCAACCTTCCGCGCATATGATGCACCTCAGATATTGGATGGCACCCAACGGCAAGCTCGTTTGCTTGAATCTCACCCCTCATGACAGCCCTCAGGACCGGGCAGACCGCTCCTTTGAGAAACGCTTCTGTGATGAACTGTTTTGCCTCAGACCGATAAAGCCTCGTCACAGCCGCTCGGCTCTTTGAAACCGATCGTATCCTCTTTGCTGGCTTTCTCAGGTTTGGCTTTTTGGGTATTTTAGGTTTCGGTGGAAACGCATCCATCCACATTGCCCTCTTGGTTTTCGCCTTGTAATTGAAACTGCTCATGTTGGTGTTTCTGTTTCTATTTTGTAGTCAGTGTTTTTAACCATTTGACCGGATTCATTCACCCCGGGTGTCCGGATCCGGCGCATCATGTCGTCCACGTATGCGTCCCTGGCGGCCCTGAGGTGTTTGCAACGAAACCTAACCCCGTCCTTCCACTCCTCTGCGGTGATCCTTTCGAGCCTTGGCTGCATTCTGAATTGGAAATGATAGCAACCACACCATCCGTTCGAGTTGTAGCTTGCGAGGTCCACGAGATACCACTCGATCGATTCTCCTTGAACAAGGAATCTGGTTTCTTCGCCATCAATCTGAGAAACTACCATATTTCAGTTCCTTCCGCTCAACGGATATTCTGAGACCAGAAACGCCAACAATCAATGCTGCGGTTTTCTTCGTCCAATCCTTTTCGCGTTTGAACTCCTCGCAGTCCTCAAACATTTTATAAAGTTCCCTGTCTGAAAACTTGTCTATCTCATCGTTTGCGTTTTTGCAAATTTCAAGCAGTTGCTCGGAAATTTTCGTCATCAATTGACTGCCCTTTTTCGGTGTGCTCATATGTTTTTGAATTTACCTCCGTAGCCTTCTGTGATTGCAGACTCGAAACGAGTATACTGCTTCTGAAACATGAATCTGATAATCAACGGTGCCGGTCCGTTGCGCTGTTTCCGGATCGTCATGCTCATCGGCCTAGCGTGTTCGCTCTCCTGAACCTGCCCCTTTTCGTCCTTAACTGATTCGATGACCCAGATCCCATCCGCGTCGGCTCCGATGGCTCTGCTCTCCCGCATCTTCCCGTCGTCGTTCAACTGAGACAACGCGATGACCGGAACATTGAGCTCTCGGCTCATGCCCTTGAGACCGCGAGAAATTGCCGCAACCTCGTCCTGCCTGCCCTCAGTCTTCTTCATCCCGTCTGCGCTCAAGAGCTGCAGGTAGTCGATCAATATCAGATCCAGCTGCCCTTTGGCGGCTTCCCTGCGTGCTCGTGCCCGAAGACCTTGAATCGAAAGTCCGCTCGTGTCGTCGATGACGAGTTTGCTTTTTGCGATCTGTATCGATGATCTGGTGATCTTTCCAAAATCACCCTGGGTCATCCCTCCATCCTTCAGGTTCCTGATGTTCGTCCTCGACATCGAGCAAAGCGTTCTGGTGACCAAAGATTTTCCACTCATCTCCAGCGAGAAAATGAGCACGTTCCCGTTTTGATTGACCGCAACATTTTCAGCAATGTTCATCGCCAGCGCAGTTTTTCCAGACGAGGGGAATCCCCCCAGAACCGTAAGCTCGCCCCGGTGCAGCCCAGAAGTTGCCCGGTCGAGATCGTGAAGTCCGGTCGAGAACCCCATGATTTCACCCTTCGACTGATGCCATTTTTCGATCTCCTGCGTCGCCTCTGAAACCAGATCCCGGATCGATGAGGTCTTCGAGCCGTCTTTCAGAGAGTGCCGGACACCCATGATCTCCTCCTCGGCACGGTCCAGCACCAAGGAAGGATCCACCGCATCCTCGTAGACGGACTTCTCGATGCCGTGACACCGGTCGATCAACTCCCTGAGGGTAAACAGATCCTTCACGGTTTTTGAATAATATTCAAGATTCGCCGCAGAAGGGGTCGCGTCAACGAGCCCCAGGACATACGTCAACCCGCCGCTATCCTCAATTTTCTTGGTCTTCCGGAGGTGCTCGGTGAGGGTCAGCTGGTCAACCGGCACCCCGTCGTCCGACATTTCAGCCAGTGCCCGGTAGACCGTTTGGTTCCGGATGTCGTAGAAGACCCGGCCATCCGATCCCCAGTTTGAAACCAGCTCGATCAGCGCACCCCTGGGATCGACGATCGCACAGCCGAGAACCCCCTGTTCAGCCTCCGTCGAGTAAGGAATTTGTTTTTTCATGATAGTTTTTCAAAAGTTGCACGAACCGGGATGCATCCAGCTGATGGCCGATCGGGCTGTGTTGAATTCCTTTTTAACCTCTTTCGGAACCTGCCAGGTCGACGGCTCGTCGTTGAAACGGTCTTGGTTGAACCAGGAGGCCGGGTAGGGGCAAAACTGCATCTGTGCGGAATCTGCCCCTGCCCAGAATTCCGAAAAGCGTTTCGTCGCACCCAAGATGGCTTCAAAGGACGATCCTCGGCCCAGTGCCTTCGAGATAGCCAGGATCGCGGTGGGCTTCGCAACCTTCCTCGGATAAGCCTGGTAGATATCGAGTGCGAGCCTGTCTCGATCAGCTTTCAAAAGCTTCTTTTTTTCCTTCACCGATGCCGATCCTCTGGCAACCGCATCAGGATCGGAAAAAGTGGCTGACTTCGCTTTATTTAGTACTTTCTTTATTCCTATATATGGTGAGCCCCTTGGGGGTAAAGATTCTTTACCCCCCCCCAGTAAAGATTCTTTACCCCCCCCCAGTAAAGATTCTTTACCCCCTACCG